TTACGGGGTAATGCCAACCGCTGCCGCCACTTTGTCGCCACTTGGCAGCGTTGCCAGAGGATTGAAACGGAGCGCCGTTTCCAGATGATCCGGTGCCAGATGTGCGTAACGCATAGTCATTTTTATATCGTGGTGTCCGAGAATTTTTTGTAAGGCCAGAATGTTTCCACCCGACATCATGAAGTGCGCCGCAAACGTATGGCGCAGAACGTGTGTGAGTTGACCGCGAGGGAGCACGATAGACGTTTTTTCCATCACGGATAAAAATTGAAAATAGCAGTCTGTGAAGAAATTGAATCCATCAAGCGCCATGATCTCTTCGTAAAGCTCTTTACTGATAGGGATACTTCTGTTTTTCTTCCCCTTCGTTCTTACAAAGGTAATTCGGTATTTGGTCACCTGTGAACGAGTAAGATTTACGGCTTCTCGCCAGCGTGCGCCTGTGCTTAAGCATATCTTAACTACCAGTGCTAGAATTGGGTCCTGACGTTTGCAATCAGCCAGTAATTCAACAATCTGCTCATGGGTAAGCCATGCCATCTCTTTTTCTGCGATGGTGAATTTTCGCATGTTCTCCAGTGGGTTCGGATACGACCATTCGCCCAGACGGGATAGTTCGCTAAAAACACTACTTAGATAGCTTTGCTCCAGGTTAATGGTGACCGGGCTTGCTCCTTTCTTCCATTTCTCGCTGAAGTAGATCTCGCCTGTCAGGCGTTTATCTCGATAGTGGGCAAACATTTTAGAGGTGAGATCGGTTGCAAGAGGATTGCCCAGAGCGCCAACCATCAGCAGCAATTTGTCATAGACATGCTGCCCAGCAGTCAGAGATTTACCATGTAGTTTGAACCATAGCTCAACCACGTCTTTCAGGGTTCGACGATCCACTGATTCGCCCAGCCATGGCTTTGATTCGGTTTCTTCCATAGTGTGACGCTCAAAAGCCAGAGCTTCGCCTTTGGTGGCGAATTGTTTACGCACACGACGCCCACTTCGTCCGGCGGGGTAACATTCGCAAAGCCATTTCCCTGTGGTGAGTTTTCGTACTGCCATAAAAAATGCCCTCCAGTAGAGAGCATTTTTACTGTATGTATAACCAGTGTCAATGTATGAAATCCTACGACCATACATCTCACTGAAGCCATAATGAAGTTGGCTATTCTTTTTGCTATGTGAGCATGTAACTTTTGCGGTTAACCTGCGGCTCATTTTTATTTTAGACGCAGATATAAAAGCAAAAGTTATCGTGAGTTTTTAGTACAGATTTTTTTGGATTTACTAATAGTTCCATCATTGCAAACGAATTTGCCATCTGAGGTACAGTGAGAAACACCTCCCTTTTTCCCTGAGCAGGGATAATTTCTAGCATAGGTAGTTAGTGGGTTTAATAACAAAGAACATGATAAAACCACAAAAAATACCTTACCAAGCATAGTTTCCTCCCGGTACTATTTAACATACTTGACTGTTAAACTTATAATTTTACCAATTATTTCAATGTCTTCTATCTTACATTCGAAGGCTCTGTTTCCACCCTCGACGAAGATTCTTCCACCGGGTAAACGAGTAATGTCACGGATCGTTATTTCGCCATCAATACTTATTACCCATTTACCATCACGTATATCATCAAATTCCTTATCACAAATAAATTCAGAATTATTATCTGTGATTACAAAAAGATTCTTGAATGCCGACGGTAGAAATTCTCTATCGAAAATATAAAAACCGTCTTCACACAAAGCCCCATCAGATAATACATATTTAGCAACTTCCATAGTATTTGTATTACCTGAAGTTTGCTTTGAACCATGCCCGGTTGTGAGCCAATTAAGCGAAGTGCCTGTTTCAAGGGCGCACTGGATTACCCATTCTGCTGGGAATGAGTCACGCATGTAGCGTGTGGCGAGTGTACTTTTAGAGATTCCTAAATGATCGCACAACGCCTGTCGAGTCTTGAATCCATAAGCTTCTACCATGCGCTCTATAGCGCCTCGTCCGCCTTTCTCCAAATTCATGGTCACTCCAAGTGAACTTTTGTCTTGACGATTTCACTGTGCGATCGTATGTTTATGGTGTTCACAAAATACAAACGATTCGTATTCGTCCTGATTAATCATCATTAAACGAGGAATGTTGCATCATGAGACCTAACATTTCAATCACTCTTACCACGCCTCATGTGACTATTGAACGCTATAGCGAGCTGACAGGGCTGTCCATCGATACTATCAATGACATGTTGGCTGATGGACGCCTTATCCGTCACCGTTTGCGCAAAGATAAAAAACGCGAAAAAGTGATGATCAACATAGCAGCCATGACCGTTGATGCGCTTTCAGAATGCAATCTAAACCTTAATTAGTTCGATTCTGAAATACATCAGAGGCATTGACTATGTTTGATTACCAAGTTTCCAAACATCCACATTTTGATGAAGCCTGTCGTGCATTCGCACTGCGCCACAACCTGGTGCAACTGGCAGAACGTGCAGGCATGAATGTGCAGATTCTGCGGAACAAGCTGAACCCAGCTCAACCTCATTTATTAACCGCACCAGAAATCTGGTTGCTTACCGATCTGACTGAAGATTCAACGCTAGTAGATGGTTTTCTGGCTCAGATTCACTGCCTGCCATGTGTACCGATTAATGAGGTGGCAAAAGAGAAACTGCCACATTACGTCATGAGTGCAACCGCAGAGATCGGGCGTGTTGCTGCAGGTGCGGCATCTGGCGATGTAAAAACCAGTGCAGGCCGTCGTGATGCTATCAGCAGCATTAACTCTGTAACACGACTGATGGCGTTGGCTGCTGTTTCATTGCAGGCCCGTTTACAGGCTAACCCTGCGATGGCGAGTGCAGTTGATACCGTGACTGGCCTCGGTGCTTCATTTGGTTTGCTGTGAGGTACTTATGCTGACGAAAGAACCATCATTTGCATCGCTGCTGGTAAAGCAAAGCCCGGCAAACCCGCGCAAAGGTACGCCAACAAGCTACATCGCGAAATACATCAGTAAGAACATTGACGGGCGTGGTCTGGCTGGTGAGATCAGCAAGGAAACGGGTAAATCCCTGCGTGATAACGCTGAATACGTTAATGCCTGGGCGTCTCTGCATCGTGTTCAGCAATTCCGCTTCTTTGGCATTCCGGGGCGTCAGGCTTACCGTGAACTGCGATTGCTGGCTGGTCAGGCGGCAAGGCAACAGGGGGACAAAAAAGCAGGTGCGCCGGTACTGGATAACCCGCGCCTTGATGCCATCCTGGCTGCTGCTGATGCTGGTTGTTTTGCCTCCTACATCATGAAGCAGGGCGGCGTACTGGTTCCCCGTAAATATCACCTCATCAGAACCGCTTATGAAATCAACGAAGAGCCGACCGCCTATGGCGATCACGGTATTCGTATTTATGGCATCTGGTCACCCATTTCAGAGGGCAAGATCTGCACTCATGCAGTGAAGTGGAAAATGGTTCGTAAGGCCGTTGACGTTCAGGAGGCGGTAGCCGACCAGGGCGCTTGCGCCCCTTGGACTCGTGGCAATAACTGTCCCCTTGCTGAAAATTTGAACCAACAGGAGAAAGATAAATCAGCTGATGGGGACACCAGAACGGATATTACCCGCATGGATGACAAGGAGTTGCACGATTACCTGCACAGTATGAGCAAAAAAGAGTGCCGGGAACTGGCAGCAAGGTTACGCCTGGTGAACCCGCGAAGAAAGAAAGCACCACGGTGAAGCGTAAGCGCAGGACTAAGAAGCAGAAGAAAGAGCCGGAAGCGAAGCAGGGCGATTACCTGGTGGGTACAGATGAAAACGTGCTGGTACTTAATCGCACCTATGCCAACCGGAGCAACGCCGAACGGGCGGCGAAAATGCAGTGGGAACGCCTGCAACGTGGCGTTGCGTCATTCTCGCTACAACTGGCAGAAGGGCGGGCAGATCTCTACACGGAAATGCCTGTGAAGGTCAGTGGTTTTAAACAGCCGATAGATGATGCGGAATGGACCATTACGACTCTGACGCATACCGTCAGCCCGGATAACGGTTTTACGACCAGTCTGGAGCTTGAAGTGAGGATTGATGATTTCGAAATGGAATGATTCTTCGCAATGGAGAACTTTTAAGTTTGCAAAATGGAATAATGCGGTATCATTATTGTGAATTTAGCAAAAATGGGGAGAACTCGAAAAATGATGATTTGCCCACTGTGTGGAAGTGCCGCCCATACTCGCAGCAGTTTTCAGGTATCTTCATTGACCAAAGAGCGTTACAACCAGTGCCAGAACATTAACTGCAGCCATACTTTTGTTACCCATGAAACTTTTGTTCGTTCGATTGCAACGCCAAAAGAGTCAAATCCGGTTCAGCCGCATCCAATGAAATCAGGACAGGTGGCGCTCTCTCTTTGACGCTGCCGCCATTTTGTCGCCATCGTTAAAAAACAGTGCTTCTAACATCATGATTTTAAACAGCTTAAATTTCAGGCAACAAAAAACCCATCAACCTTGAACCGAAATGGCGGGGGTGATGGGCTCCACAAAATGGGGACATCAAAGAAAAGCAGTGGCACTAATTAAGACTGATGCCCTGCGGAAAAGTTCTGCGGTTGTGCAAAAAAATTTCATTTTCAGGGCAACTTCAGTTTTATCCTAATCCTGGCCATACCATGACGATGATTGTCCCTGCCAGCGTCAGCAGGACGTTGGCGATTGCATAGGTGCCCGCATAGCCCAGCGCCGGGATGTTACTGCGAGCTGTATCACTGATGATCTCCATTGCCGGCGCGCAGGTACGTGCGCCCATCATTGCGCCGAACAACAGCGCGCGGTTCATTCGCAATACATAAGCACCGAACAAGAAACAGATAACCACGGGCACCAGACTGACAATCAATCCGGCAATCAACATCTGACCGCCAATCGCGCCCAGGCCGTTATTAATACCGCTACCGGCGCTCAGACCAACGCCTGCCATAAACACCATCAAGCCGAACTCTTTCACCATGCTTAATGCACCCTGCGGAATGTAACCGAAGGTCGGGTGGTTAGCACGCATAAAGCCCAGCATAATTCCGGCGAATAACAACCCGGCAGCGTTCCCCATGCCGAAACTGAATGTGCTGAACTGGAAGGTGATCATCCCGATCATCAGCCCAATAACAAAGAAGGCGCAGAATGCCAGCAGGTCAGTGACCTGGCTGTGAATCGAGATAAAGCCGATGCGATCGGCGATGGTTTTTACGCGGCGGGCATCGCCGCTGACTTGTAAAACGTCACCTTTGTTAAGCACGACGTTGTCATCTATCGGCATCTCAATCTGGCTACGAATGACGCGGTTAAGGAAGCAACCGTGATCGGTCAACTTCAGTTGTGCGAGACGTTTACCTACAGCGTTATGGTTTTTAACGACCACTTCTTCAGTGACGATACGCATGTCGAGAAGGTCACGATCGAAAACTTCTTTACCGTTACGGAAGCTGGGATCGAGTCGGGCATGGGCGTCGGGATAGCCTACCAACGCTATTTCATCGCCCATTTGTAGCACGGCATCACCGTCTGGATTTGCCAGAATCCCGTTACGTCGAATACGTTCAATGTAGCAGCCGGTTTGTCGATAAATACCCAGTTCACGCAGATTTTTGCCGTCGGTCCAGGCCACCAGTTCCGGGCCGACGCGATAGGCGCGGATCACCGGTAAATAAACCTTACGGTTGGCATCAGTGTCCAGGCCACGTTCGCGGGCGATTTGCTGGGCGCTGGTCTGTAAGTCCTGATGCTGCAATTTCGGCAAGTAACGCGCACCAACAATCAAACTCACCAGACCGATTAAATAGGTTAAGGCATACCCGAGGCTCAGATTATCCAGTGCCAGTGAGAGCTGCCTGCTTTCCATGCCGGAATGACGCAGTGTATCGCCAGCACCGACCAGAACCGGTGTCGACGTCATAGAGCCTGCTAACATACCGGCCGTCAGGCCAATATCCCAGCCAAACAGCTTACCTAACCCTAAGGCGATCACCAGCGCACTGCCAACCATCACCAGTTCTAACATTAGGTAATTTTTCCCATCGCGAAAAAAAATGGAAAAAAAGTTCGGTCCGGCTTCGACCCCGACGCAGAAAATAAACAGCATAAAGCCAAGATTAAGCGCATCGGTGTTAATGCTGAAATGTTGTTGGCCTAATAACAGCGATACGACTAAAACGCCAATGGAATTACCCAGTTGGATCGAACCAAGTCGTAACTTTCCGAGACATAGCCCAAGCGCGAGGACCACAAATAATAACAGAATGTAATTCCCATTTAACAATTCGGCGACGTTTATATTCACGGAGGCTAACTTCTTGTTTACTAGTAAGCTGTTGAAAGAAATGGTAATTTACGATAATGTTTTTTACCAGAATTCAGGGCGCAGATTCATTCAGCGCACCTAAACGATAGTAAAGCAACAATATATTTTACTAGTGTAATCACATTAGGTATCAACGGCTATATGAATTGCGTTGGCCTATATTAGCATGGAATGCGAAGCGGCTTTATCTTACTGAACGCCACACTGGCGAAAAATGTGTTCGATAGACGCAGTGTCAGGAGGAACGAGTGAAACATAAACAACGTTGGGCGGGGGCAATCTGCTGTTTTGTCCTCTTCATTGTGGTGTGCCTTTTTCTGGCGACGCACATGAAAGGCGCTTTTCGGGCTGCCGGGCATCCTGAAATCGGCTTGCTATTTTTCATTCTTCCTGGAGCAGTCGCCAGCTTCTTTTCACAGCGTAGAGAAGTCCTGAAACCTCTGTTTGGCGCAATGCTGGCGGCACCCTGTTCGATGCTCATTATGCGGCTGTTTTTTTCACCGACGCGCTCATTCTGGCAAGAGCTGGCATGGTTACTAAGCGCGGTGTTCTGGTGTGCGCTGGGGGCACTGTGTTTCTTATTTATCAGTAGTTTGTTTAAACCACAGCACAGAAAAAATCAGTAAAGCCCTCAACGCGAGGGCTTGTCAGACGATCAGGCGTCCAGATTTTCTTTCACCCATGCAGCAAAATCGGTATAGCCGCCGATATGTTGCTGATCGACAAAAATCTGCGGCACGGTTTCTACGGGTTTACCTGCCTTTTGTTGTAGATCTTCTTTAGTGATCCCTTCCGCACGAATATCTACATACTGATACTGAAAATCATCGCGTTCATTGCTCAATTTCTCAGCCAGATCTTTTGCACGCACACAGTAAGGGCAACCCGAACGACCAAAAATAACGGTTTGCAT